AAACGTCTGAAATAAAAAAGAAGTTTTCTTTTTCAATTTCTGCCGGACGTTTGTGCAAAGCTTTGCCGTCATACTGGGCGGAAAGCCGCGCTGTTAAATCCGGATGAACTGCCGGGACAAATGGTTCTTGAAGGAATGGAGGAAGACGCGCTATGACAGACAAGAAAATCGTGCAGGCGCTGCGGCGCTGCCAATTTGGGGCACCGTGCGCTCGCTGCCCGGCAGTGAGCTATAAAAACTGCATGGACGAGATGCATAAGTGCGCAGCCGACCTCATCGAGCGCCTGACCGCCGAGAATGCGGCGCTGCGGGAGAAACAGCGGTGGATTTCCGTGATAGAAAAAACGCCAGAGTATGATATGCCGCAGCTTGCGCTAAATGCTGACGGGGATGCACTCATTGCAAATTACGCATACGGCGAATGGTTTGATACATGGGGGCAAGACGTGGAGGTCACCCACTGGATGCCGCTGCCGGAAGTGCCGGAGGAAGGAGAAAAGGCATGATAGCTGTTTTAATCAGCATTCGCCCGGAGTGGTGCCAGAAGATCATGGAAGGGCAGAAGACCATTGAGGTGCGCAAGACTCGCCCGAAGATGGATACGCCGTTTAAGTGCTATATCTACTGCACAAAACCGGAGGAAAAGCTACTCACCATTATGAAAGACGGCGATGAGAATTATGGAGAGACGTATCACGGCAAGCCGGTTTTCATAAAGACGGAAAAAGCGCCGACCACTGGCTTATGGGATAAGCGGCAAAAGGTTATCGGGGAATTTCTGTGCGATCAGATCATCAACATTTCCAATCTCAAGATTTACGACACCCCGCGCGAACTGCGGGAATTTTACGCTGTGCCAAATGAGGTAGAGGTAGCGCTCAAGGTAAAACCCAAGCCAATCACCCGCCCGCCGCAGAGCTGGCGGTATGTGGAGGAAGAGACATGGAACGACTGACAAGTCCTAATATCAACGTAGACCCGGGCACCGACCGATTTCTGCACGCCGCGATCGGCGGCAAGGAAATCGACTGGAAGCAGAGCCGGGACAGCACGCTCAACGTGATGATCAACGGCCCGACGAGCAACGGCTTTGGCAAGGATATTTTCCGCAAGATGGCCCGCGATCTGTACGGACGGCTGAAAGCCTACGAGGACATTGCCGAGTTGTGCGGCGGGTTTGACCGCCTCCGCGAGCTTGCAGAGGCCGACAAGGACGACCGCGTCATTATATTGCCGTGCAAGGTGTACGAGACTGACGGGGTGAGGGTGTATGAGCACACGGTGCGCGAGGTCATCTACGAGACGGCAGGCGGCCCGGCTTTCGATAAAAATGCAATCGGGAAGAGCATATTTTTGACGCGCGCCGAAGCCGAGCGGGCGATTCAGGAAATGGAGGGCAAGGGATGAGCTTCAGTAAGAAAAAACGGGAAGCGGTCTATGCGAAGTATGACGGCCACTGTGCCTACTGCGGACGGTCTATCGATATCCGAGATATGCAGGTAGACCACTTCCGGCCGCTGCGAGCGTGGGATATTGAAGAAGCCGGAACAGATGATATTTCAAACCTCATGCCTGCCTGCCGGATGTGCAACCACTACAAGCGGGCAAACACGCTGGAGACATTCCGGCGCTATATCGAGGAGATCCCGCGCAAACTCAGGGAGAACTACATCTACAAGGTGGGAGTTGCCTACGGCAACGTTATCGAGCACGAGAAACCGATCAAGTTTTACTTTGAACAGATTGGAGGGCAAGAAGGATGGCTGAACTGAAACCGTGCCCGTTTTGCGGCGGGGAATACACGGCGCGTGCGTTTTTGGACGAACGCGTGCTTTCCTCGTGCGATAAGGAGGCCAACCATGCGACTGATTGATGCGGATGCAGTCTACAACAAGGCGATGGAGAACCACCAAAAAGGCGAAATCGAAGACTGGGAGTTTGACTCGATTATTAACTATCTGGACGATGCGCCCACCATTAACACCGTAGAAATCGTGTACTGCAAGGACTGCAAACACAAGGTGCGAACCGACGCAAACGGTATTGTCATCTGCTCTGAGGAGCACGGCATGTATTGCCCAACCGAGAATGATTTTTGCAGATACGGAGTGAAAAAGGGAGAAACACCAGAATGAGCGGGCTGCGGTTTGAATCGATGGCGGACATGCCGCCGAGGATGCGGGAGGCTTACGCAAAACAGGTGCTTCCGGATACGCCGGCGCAGCAGGCTGCGGCCAAGTACCACAACGCGCCCGCCGAGCGGGCCGGGATCCGCTTTGACAGCCAGAAGGAGGCCCGGCGGTATGACGAGCTGATGGTGATGCTCCGGGCTGGCATTATCTCCGATCTGCGCCTGCAACCGCAGTTCACCTTGCAGGAGAGCTACATCACCGAAACCGGCGAGCGCATCCGCGCAGTGCGGTACACGGCGGACTTTTCGTACAAATTCGGCGGCAAGCTCGTCGTCGAAGATGTGAAGTCCAAGCCGACGCGGACAAAGGAGTATCTGCGCAACCGAAAATTCATGCGGTCAAAATTTGGAATCGACATACAGGAGATTTAAACATGCCGGAAGAAAAAAACGAGAGCAGCCCGCACGCAGGGTGCGGCCTGCCGAAAGGCGGAAACGCCTGCCAGTACGCAAAACTCGCACCGGATTTCTGCGAACGGTGCGGCTGGAATCCGGAGGAGCAGGCGCGGCGCAAGGCGCTGCCGTTCAAAAAGAGCGAGGACGGCCTGCTGCACAAGGATATCAGCACCAAGGAATAGGCAATCAGCCGGGGAACCTTATTTTTTTGGACATATGCCGCAGCCGCTTTGCCTTGAGACGGCTGCGGGAGGATCACCCTGGCTTTGCACCCGGCGCACGGCAAGCTCCCTCAAGCTCTGTGCGCCGGGGATAAAAGGCGCGTGTGGAACGTGCGCGCGAACGGAACCAGTCAACGTTACCCCACACGGGGGTCTCGCATAGCCTCCGTGCATCGCTTGCCTCCTTCTTTATAAGCCGCCTGACGGCAGTCAAGGGCGGCTCGCCCGGAAATGCGCAGCGTTTGACAAGCGAGCGCGGCGCGCCGGTGCGCAGACGGTGAAAGCCCGTCCTGCCTACGGGGGCCGGAATACCGGCCCCCAGACGAAAGGATGAACATCATGAAGCAGGAATTAATCAAGCTGATCTGCCCGCAGTGCGGGAAGGAATTTTACCGGACGCCGAGCTATCTGCGGCAGTACAGAACATACAAGCCGTGCTGCTCACCGAAATGCAGGAACGCAAACATCAAAGCAGTGCGGGCCGAAGGACACATACAATGCGGAGAGCGCATGCGCGCCGAAAACGGCGAGCTCCGCCTGCCGCACAGCCGGGTAAACATCCGCATCACAAAGCCGGTCGAGGTCTATCCGGAGCTGAGCCCAGCCGTCGGGCAGATCTACCCGGCGGAAAGATACAGCCCGCCAACAAGCACAAAGCGGTACGGCTATGTGATCCAGTCCGGCGGCAAACGCATCAATATCCGCGCCGATGAGTGCGTGGAAGTGTGAAAGGAGATCAAAATGGCAGAAATCATGGGCGCGTTCGCGCACGACCTCGACAATTTTGTTGCCTATTATGAAAAGCTGAACTGGGATACCAGTTTCCGGGGCGAGGCATACCCGCCGTGCATCGTCATGGAGCAGTCCACGCCGCCGCTTTTCATAGTGGAGGACGGTCAAAAGAAACTGGTGCCAAATCCGACGATTCAGATTATTGGCCGCCCGGAGACTGAAGTTGTTACGACCGGCAAGCTGCAGATCAGCAAGAAGGATTTCACAAATCTGTGCAACCGTGCCGCCGCTCTGCTGGAGCTGTTTCTGCACGGCTTTATGCAGGAGCGCAAGGAAATGGAGGCGGCACAGGAATGACTGAAACAGCGAAACTCTATCGAGCCGCAATCGAGGTATTCGGCGGCGATATGCAGGTCGCTGTAGCCATCGAAGAGATGGCAGAGCTGACAAAGGAGCTGTGCAAGGCGCAGCGAAAGCTATTTGCGGCCGAAATGTTCATCGGCGATGGGGAAATCGACAACCATGACGAGATCGCAGAGGAGATCGCGGATGTGCAGATCGTGCTGGAAGAGCTGACGCTGCTGTTCGGCGTCCCGGTGGAAGTGCAGATAGCCAGAAGGCAAAAGCTTGCTCGTCTGGAAATGCGGATCGAGAAGGCAAGAGAGGAACGCGGGGATAATCGTGAGCATACCGCACATTGGGAAGACCCGGGCCAGAAGGGGAATCTGTGGTATGCAAAGCTGAATGGGCCGGGGCCAGACCCCAAAGGAGCGCGAGGCGCGTGGGGGCACTGCCCGAAATGCGGGGCATCAGATTGCGAATGGGACGCTGAGACAGACGTATGCACATGCAAGGCATGCGGATACACGAACTGACCGTTGAAACTGTGGCCGGAATTTCCGGCCACGCTTTGAGCGGGCAGAAGGGGAGGGATCGCTATGAACATTGCGTATAACATGGACTGCATGGAGTATATGCGGACGCTGCCGGATAAAGCGTTTGATCTCGCGGTGGTAGATCCGCCATACGGGATCGAGAAAGGGGTTAAAGCTACAAGCCGCATTGCGAAATACGGGCAAATGCAGACAGTAAACGACGCAAAGCCGTCCGCCGCGTACTTTGCAGAGCTGCGCAGAATCAGCAAAAATCAGATCATTTGGGGATACAATCATTTGTCGGATCTGCTCCCGCCAACCAAAGAATTTATTTTTTGGTACAAGCACCAGCCAGTAGATACATACTCGGATGGAGAATTAGCATGGACAAGTGGGACGAAAACGGCAAAATGCTTTGATTATGCATATTTCGGGGGGGTGCATGCAGACGAATGCAGAATCCACCCAACGCAAAAGCCCGTCGCGCTCTATGCGTGGATCTTTGCCAGGTACGCAAAGCCGGGAGATAAGATCCTCGATACGCATCTTGGGAGCGGGAGCAGCCGGATCGCTGCATATGACGCAGGGCTGGATTTTGTGGGGTGCGAGATCGATAAGTATTATTTTGCAGCACAAGAGGAGCGCTTCGCCGCGCATACGGCGCAGCTATCACTATTTGTATAAAAGAGGATGGAGTATGGCAAAGAGGCACAAGCGCCGGAAGTTTTCCGGGAGGGTCTGCGAGCAGATCGTGTACACGGTGGCGGGCGGCGCGGATCCGAAGACCAGCCGGCCGAAGAAGCCGCGGTTCCAGTCGCAGGAAGAACGCGAGGAATTCAACACCAGGATCTCGGCTGCAAAGTTCGCGGCGCTGGTCAACGCCAACTTCTCCCCGTCGAGCTATTACTCCACACTCACGCTCGACCCCGAACATGAGGTACATACCGCGCAGGAGATGCGCCGGATCCGGGATAATTTTTACCGACGCATGGCCTACCGCTACCCGGACGCGAAGATCGTCATCGTCTACGGCAGGGGCAAATCGACAAACCGCTTCCACCTGCACCTGATCACGGACGGCATTTCTGCCGATGAGCTGGGCAGGCTCTGGGGCCTCGGCAGCGTCATCGACTGCAAGCCACTGCGGAAGCACAACTACTATCTGGATGAGAACGGAAATAAAGTCGACCACGGGCAGGACTACAAGGCGTTGGCCAACTACCTGCACGGCCACTGGCGCAAGGAGTTCGGCGGCCACAGGTACAAGGCCAGCCGCAGCTGCGTCCGGCCGGAGCCGGAGCCCGCGACCGAGGCGGTCCGGGACTACAGCCTGACGCGCCCGCCAGTCGCCCCGCGCGGCTACATCCTCGTCGAGTCCAGAGCCACGCAGTATGGATTCCTATATTTCAAATATGTATGGGATCCCAAAAACGAGACACATAAGCGGACCGGGAGCCGCCTTCTTTAAGCCTTGTAAATGTGTTGAGTTTTAGAACGAAAGGGTGATAGAGACGAGCGACTACTGGCACAGGGAGTATATCTGCCCATTCTGGCAGGCAGCCGGGAAAAAGACGATCCGCTGCGAGGGAGAATGCGTGCTCGCATTTCCTGAGCGGCGGGAGACGTCAGACTACATCACGCGATACTGCGCCAGCTTTGACTACGTGCGGTGCAGCATCGCGGCGGCGAAGCTCCGATACTACGAAAGAACAGAATGAGAGCCGAAGCGCATGCGGAACACCGTATGCGCTCATTCTGCGTGCGTGGGGTGAAAAGATTTTCCGGATACGCTATGCTGAAAAGCAGAAGGGAGGCGTGAGCCATGGCGAGGAAACCGAAGTATGAATCCGTGGAGCAGATCGAAAGGCTGATCGAGGCGTATTTTGAGAGCTGCAAGGGAGAGATCCTGCGGGATAAGGACGGGGACATCGTTTTCAACCAGAAAGACGGGACACCGGTCTGGGTGAACCGGAAGCCGCCGACGATCCCGGGGCTTGCGCTGGCGCTTGGATTTTCCAGCAGGCAAAGTCTGTACAACTACAAGGCAAGGAAAGAATTTATGGACACGATTTCGCGCGCGCAGACGCGCGTGGAACAATATACGGCCGAAAGACTGTTCGACCGGGATTCTCAGCGTGGGGCACAGTTCGCGCTGGAGTATGGGTTCCGCTACAGACGGGATGCGGAGGGCGAGAAAAAGGATGAAAGCCAGAGGATCACGATGGAGGCGGAGGCGGAGGCTTACGCGGGATGAAAAAGCGCTGCTTCGGGGAACCGAACGAAAAGCAAAAGCTGTTTCTGCTGGATCATCACCGGCATGTGGCCTATGGCGGTGCGCGCGGCGGAGGGAAAAGCTGGGCTGTGCGGACGAAGGCAAAGCTGCTGGCACTGCACTTCGCAGGGATCAAGGTTCTGATCGTCAGGCGCGCGATACCTGAGCTCCGGAACAACCACATCGAGCCGCTGAAAAAAGAGCTGGCGGGGATAGCGAAGTACAACACCACCGACAAGACCTTCCGGTTCCCAAACGGATCGACGATCACGTTCGGTTACTGCGACAACGCGGGAGACCTGGGGCAATACCAGGGCGCGGAATACGACGTGCTGTTCATTGACGAGGCCGGGCAGCTGCAAAAGGAGTGGATCGACCAGATCAACGCCTGCGTGCGCGGCACGAACCCGTTTCCAAAGCGGACGTACTACACGCTGAACCCGGGCGGCCCGGCACATGCGTATTTCAAGCGCCTGTTCATTGACCGCAGATTTGAGGACAAAGAGAAGCCGGAAAACTACAGCTTCATTCAGGCGCTGGTGCAGGACAACAAAGTCCTGATGCAGATCCAGCCGGAGTATATCGAGCAGCTCGAAACACTGCCGCCGAAGCTGCGCGAGGCATGGCTGTATGGCAGGTGGGACGTCTACGAAGGGCAATTCTTTGAGGACTTCCGGGACGATCCGGAACACTACAAAGACCGACGCTGGACGCATGTCATTGAGCCGTTTGAGATCCCGGACGGGTGGACGATCTGCAGGAGCTATGACTTTGGCTACGGCAAGCCGTTTTCCTGCGCGTGGTGGGCGGTCGACTATGACGGCGTGATCTATCGCATTCTGGAGCTTTACGGATGCACGAAGACACCGAACGAGGGCGTCAAGTGGAACCCAGACAAGCAGTTTGCGGAGATCAGCAGGATCGAGCGGACGCATGCGTGGCTCAAAGGGAAGAACATCATCGGCGTCGCCGACCCGGCGTGCTGGGCGGCGGATCGCGGAGAGAGCATCATGCAGACCGCAGCGAAATACGGTGTATATTTTTCACCGGGAGACAACGAGCGCATTGCGGGGTGGATGCAGTGCCACTACCGGCTACAGTTTGACCCGGATGGATACCCGAGCATGTATGTATTTGCAGGGTGCAAAGCGTTTATCCGGACGATCCCGATGCTCATGTATGACGAGCACAAGGTGGAGGATCTGGATACGAAAATGGAGGATCACTGCGCGGACGAATGGCGGTATATGTGCATGTCGCGGCCAATCAAGCCGACGGTACCGGCAGAAGCACCGCCGGTTCTGTTTGATCCGCTGGACATGATGAAACGGAGGTAAGGCCATGCTGGCACCACAACTGACGGAGACTGAGAAGCAGACCATGATGACGGAGGTCTTTCTCGGATACAACCACAACCTCGAGCTGGCGGACGGGGAGTTTTACGACATGGAGAATCTGTCGGCGGACGAGTACCCACTGCTCGCGCTGCGGCCAAGGCGGGGGACGGCGCAAGCGATCGATGGCGTGCAGGGGATCTTGGCGAAGGATGCACTGTGCTGGGTGCAGAATCAGGTGCTTTACATCAATGGCGCTTCCATGGAGAGCTACATGCCGTCTGTCAGCATCAAGGCGGGAGAAAAGCAGCTCGTTTCCATGGGCGCGTATCTGTGCATCTTCCCGGACGGGATCTACTTCAACACCGAAAAATACTCCGACAACGGGTACATGGGGCAGGAGAATGTGGTCGACGCATCGAGCACGAACGTGGAAATTTCTCTTTGCCTCGTCGACGGGACGGCGCTGACGGTCAGCTACACGCAGGCCAGCCAGCCGGAGAGTCCGTCGAACGGGCAGTACTGGCTCGACACGTCCGGCAAGCTCCACACGCTCAAGCAGTGGGCAGAGGCAACAAGCCAGTGGGTATCCGTGCCGACGGTGTATCTGAAGCTTTCCGCGAACGGCATCGGGAAGGGCTTTAAGCAGTACGACGGCATCCGGCTTTCGGGGCTGACCGGAAACGAGCAGGTCGAGAAGCTCAACGGCAGCCAGATCCTTTACGCTGTGGACGAAAGTTATATCGTGATCGTGGGGCTTGTTGATGAGAC